GGCAGCTATACTTTCAACTACCTGTTGATACCAACTGGCCATTAATATTCCTCTTCGTCTTCGTCTTCGTCTTCGGCTTCTTCTAAATGGTCAGTTAATGCCTTGGCAAGATGCGAATCTAAAGTATCACAATCTCTCATTTCTTCAATGTCGCCATTTGTATCATAAAAATCTATAATACTATATGCGGCATCTGCTCTTTCTTTTTGAGGGATATATGGTCTTAACAGACTCCACATCTCTACTATTACATCAGGATTAATATCCATCAATTATCTCCATGTTCATTACAATAACGGATATTTACCTAATCCTCTTCAATTTCTTCTAATACTGAGTCTTCTACAACTGTTTCAAGTACTACACCATCACCTTGCTCTTTCAAAATAACAGGCAATGTATCTGCGTTCCATCCTTTCCTAAAATATATATGTTCTTCACCATCTTTATCAATATATCTTAATCTATTACCTTGTTTAACAAGGACACCAGATTTTTCAAACATATCAACTAATCCGCTGTATGGACTCATACCTGTTTCATATGGAATCTCAACTTGCACTGATTCAAATGGTTTTGAAAATCTTGTTTTCATAACTTTCATTGCGGCTCTAATTCCTAAAACCTCAGAAACCTTATTACCATCTGCATCCACCTTAAGTTTTAATTTCCGCATAGCAACAACAATTGAACTTGCATACACAAACCCTTGGCCGCCTGATATCTTATCATCTGGGTTAAACATATCCTGCGAAGCATATGTATGGTTTGTAACTATAAACCCAATTGGATATGGAGCAATATTATTAACTGTATTACGAATCAATGCTGTAAGTGCTTTAGGCTTGCGTCCTAAATCACCTTTTAAATCACCAGCCTCAAACTGTTTAATGTCGGTTGGCGATAGCAACATTCCCAAACTATCAATAATAATTACTACTTTTGGACAATCTGCATAGTCATTGCCCTGGTTTTCTTCTCGATAACCTTTAAGGAATTCTGATAGGGTTTTAGCAACACTATCAATCATAGATATATTAATTTTTAGAAGTTTGTCTTCACTTGTATCTACACCAAGTGCCTGTAGCCAAGTATTATCAAGTGCATTTTCACTGTCCATCATAACAACAAAGCAACCAGAATTCTGTGCATTGCGAGCCAAATTACCACTTACAACTAAACTTTTACCTGAACCGGATTCTCCAGCAAACATAGTTACCTTACCAAGTGGAACACCTTTATAATAGTCTCCACTAATAAGATAATTTAATGCATAACTGCCAGTGTCAATCCAGTCCTTAGGATCATTGAAGCCTAAACTTAGACCGTCAATGTTTTTTGTTAAACTTTTTCTTAACTTAGAAAAATCATAGGGTTTTACCATTTATTATCCTCCGTGAAATAAGAGGGGGCGAACCCCCTCTTGTATGTTTTCAAGCCGACTCTGTTTCAGTCTTTTTACGATTACGAATCATAGCAAGAATTTCATCTGCACTTTTGTTATTGCCAGATGTTTCCTCACTAACTGTTTCTGTTACAGTTTCAGATTCAGTTGTATCGCTTGCTGTAACCGCCACTGTTTCAGTTTGAGCAACTTGTGCAACTTGTACAGTTTCAGTTTTCGTTGATGCTGAGACACCATATGGACGATAATGATCGCTCCATTTTGCTGGGTCATACAGTTCACCATCTACAGATGCCTGAAACATGTCATAAATTACTTTCACACCATCAGCTGATGGCCTCTTTGGAAGATAATCATTTAAAGTAAACAAACCATGTGCACTAACAGAAGTTAATTCATCTTCTGATAAACTTCGTTCTCGTCGTGCCCAGTTTGATGTTGAATAATCAGCATACTGACCTTTTTGTGTCTTAGTAAGACGGAAATCAGTTCCTGCTGTATAATCAGTTGGTAAATTTTCCATTTCTGGATCCATTAATGCCGCTTTGATAATCTTATAAATCGAAGGATTTATAACAAAACGCCTAATGGGATTTTCTGGAGTTGCGTCACCTTCCAATGGATTATTTACAACAAATCCTTGAAAGATGTATGAACGCTTTTTCCAATACTTACGTCCGATATCCTCAAGTGCTGGATCTTTGAACCATGGACGAATTTCTGCGTGTACTGGACAAGTCTCGCCCCACATTTCTATACACGGTACGTTTACCGTAATAGGTTTTGCTTCGTCCTGTCCTTTCACACCTGGAAAAGGCATACGAATCATTTGGCGCTCTTGCCAAAAGAATGTATTGCTTTCGTCCCCATCGGGAAGAAATCGTAATGTTGCTGTAGTATCGCTAGGGATATTCCAAAACGCATAAATTGCGTTATCTGTCTCGCGAGTACCAGTCTGACGCTGGTCCTGTGCCGCGAGTTTTGCTCTTAACTCTGCCAATGTAGCCATATATTTTCTCCTTTATTAGCCTAAATATTAGTTTTAAAATTAAGTATAACTTAATTAAATACATTATAGTATCTAATTGAACAAATGTCAAGTAAAAA